GAACTTCGTTGTTATTTATCAAAACATAATCGGCAGCTTGCCCTGGAGTCTGCAATAAACCGTTAATGTAAACTTCTAAACTGTTCAACACAAATAAATCTGGAATTATATATACATTGGTTGACAAATTTTGTAATGTTAATTCTTTATCAGCCACATATGTTGTTGATGATTCTATTGATAAGTTTGATTCCAACAAATTTTCCGTTAATTTAATTAAATCAATAAATGATTTAGGTAATTGCTGAATAGAATAATTTGGAATAAACAAAATACCGCCGGTGCGTCTACAAATAAAAGCCACTGATAAATCCGTTGGCATTACCAGTGTATCAGGTAAATCATATGCAATTGTGCATATAAATGTTGATTTATATATTTGGTTTATTGATTGAACTACAAATCTAAGTGGTGTCGCAGATCGAATATAAATTACATCACCAATTCTGATATCACCAGCAGAAAATTGACCAGTGTTATCTTTAAATTTTCCTGTTATAGTTAACACGGCAGGTGATTGACTAACCAATACCAAACTGTCTATTTTTAAAGAACCACTAAATATAGAATTCATTGCAATTTCCCGTTAAAATGAAATATTAACCCAGCATGAAGTGCCTGGTAGATTTGTTAATGTTAAAGTATTAGCAGCAACGTTAAAGTTACCGTATACATCAGATTTATAAACTCTGTTTTCGCTTTCATCGCGTATAACTGAAAACGATGGCATATAACAATCAATATAACTTAAATGATCACCACATCCATGACCCATAACAAAATTAAATTCTGTTGCGCCATTCAAGTCAGCATCACTGAGATACAGACTAGCTGATAAAATTTCAACATTAGTTGGAGCTGCTATAATAAATGATCCGGCGGTTTTCGTTAGTGTAGCCCCGGTGTTTGATGCAGTAATAAATGAATTTTCAGCTACTTGATATCTTGCAATTGTATTTGGTAATTTCTGCCAATATGTAGAATTGTTGCTAGATGAAAGAATATTTATTCCAGTATTATCAACAGGTAATGCTGGTAACACTGATATTGCCTGTGGAATAAATGTACCGGCAGCATTGGAATAAACAATTGTTTGTTTATCTAAAAACTGACTAGAATCAATCTTGGTTATTGGCAATAAACCAGTGCATTGATGATCTGAATCATTTAAAGAAGGTAATTGTGGTGAGCCATGCGAGTGATCACCTCTAGCAAATTTGTTGCTAATACCAGGACCAGCCGACGCAGAATAATTAGTGATTGGAAAAACTGTGTCGGAAGGTAACACTAACAGTGAAGAATCATCCGTCGTATTGATAAAACTATCAAATAAATCTTCGTAATCAGCTTCACCAAGCACGTACGAAGTAACCCATTTTTGTTTAAAATATAATCGATTCTTTTTTGCCATCGCGTCCCTCTTACCAAGAAATATTATTTAAAATAATTAAGTCAGTTGCTGCATCAATTTCTTGTTCTTTTTCCCACTTATGTTGATATAACCATAACACATAAGCTTGTAATTCATATATAATGCTTGCCAAGTCGCCGAGAGTAATTAAGTGAAAATTATTTGTAAAATCCTTAAACGTAATTTGATACGCTGCAATGGCTAAATCTATCTGCGCTTGATCTGTTACACCGGCTAATTTCAATTGACTGGTAACCGTGGCTGCAGTATAACTATATAAATTTTGCAAGTTGCTTAAATCGGATCTAGATGAATTTATTGTAAAACCATTAACAATTGATTTAACGGTATAACCCGATACACCATCATTGAGCTCAGACAATGTAATATTTTTAATTTCTTCCTTTTTTATTTCTTTAGCAATCGGCAACCAATTATTAGTTAAATAATCAATAGTTGGTTGTGACCCAAGCTTGAGGCTATTCCATTTTGAAATATATATTGAAATTCCGTCGGATGAAAGTTCAAAGTCGGTTTCAAGTATACTTGGGTATAAATAGTAAATAATTGCGTCATAGTCTATCATATTCATTGAACCCTCTTAATTGATAAAAATGTACTATCGCCAGTTTGAATTACTGTAGCGGTTGAATAATTTACCCAAATTTCTAGATAATCACCAGCGTTACACTGAATATCATCCGTTCCGTTATAATTACTAAACTTGATTGAAGATTCAGCTAGGCTGCTAACTGCTAAACCGTTTTTGTAAACCATAACTACACCTGCAGCGACTACCGCAAGTTTTAATGCTGCAATGACATTATAAATTCCAGCAGTTTTACAAATATACCGATAATTTGTAGTTGACCAAGAATTACCTAGGTCATATTGAATAGAATCAAATAATATTCTAGTATTGGTGTTTTTAGTAATATTTTGAACAGCAGTTTTACCGAGGTGTGCTGAATTTATATTGTTTATAAATAATAAAACAGTATCGATTGCTGTGCTATCAACATCAAGCAGAATGTTTTTATTTGTTGAGTCGTATGTTACAAGAACCTTTGAAGATGCTGGTGCAATGTTTCTAAATTGCAAATCGGTGCCGACTTTGGAATCGAAGATGCCTTGACCAGCATTACCGATGTTTAACCCAGTAGTATCAATCGCTGTGCTATCAACATCAAGCAGAATGTTTTTATTTACTGAGTCATATGTTACAAGAACCTTTGAAGATGCTGGTGCAATGTTTCTGAATTGCAAATCGGTACCGTTTTTTGAATCAAATATGCCTTGACCAGCATCGCCAATATTCAAACCGGTAAGATCACCAGTATATACAGGGTTCGCTCTAAGTTTTAGTGTGCGTGAATCCGATGTTTCTTCTAAAATTAAACTTTCATCATCAACTAAAAGTTGGCTTTTATGCATGAACACGCCAGTTTTAAAAAGAAAATCTAAGTTTGAACCACCCCCACCGGTTGAGGTTTGATTTAACTTATTTGATAATACTAATCTTTTAATATCTAACCATTGACCCCAAGAACCATCTGGGTTTTCAAATCTAACATTATAATTATTGATTTCATGTTTTGGTGGGTTTCCTTGTTCACCATCAAAGTAATCCACCCCTTTAACTGGTGTTAGTCCGTTTTTACCTGCAGGTCCACGCTGGCCGGTTTTGCCATCAAAGTAATCAATACCTTTAATCGGGGTATATCCATCTACTCCGTCTTTACCATCTTTACCATCTACACCGTCTTTACCATCTACACCGTCTATACCGTCTTTACCATCTTTACCATCTACACCGTCTATACCGTCTTTGCCATCTTTACCATCAAAGTAATCAACATCTTTGACTGGAGTATACCCGTCTTTACCGTCAAAGTAATCAATATCTTTGACTGGGGTATACCCGTCTTTGCCTGGTTGACCATCTCTGCCATTTATACCGTCAAAGTAATCAAAACCTTTAACCGGAGTATAGCCGTCTGCACCTGGTTGGCCATCTTGACCGTTTACACCGTCTATACCGTCTTTACCGTCAAAGTAATCAACATCTTTGACTGGAGTATAACCATCTTTACCATCAAAGTAATCAACATCTTTAGCTGGAGTATAGCCGTCTTTACCGTCAAAGTAATCTACCCCTTTGACTGGAGTATAACCATCTTTACCTGGTTGACCATCTCTGCCGTTTAAACCATTTAAACCATCTTGACCGTCACGACCTGGCAATCCTTGTGGCCCTTGTTCACCGTCCCGCCCATCTCGACCAGGTAACCCTTGCGGTCCGGGTATATTAATAGTTTCAATTGTCTCTTTAGGCTGAGCTTCTTCACGTATTAAAATACAATTATCTAATACACTAGATTTAGAATTTGTTGATGGTGTTACAGAATCATCAAAATTAAAATTCAGCTCTAACAATTGCTTTTCCAACGCTATTTGCTTTAGAGTTTTCATATCCTTTTAAAGACTCCGTATTCAAATTTAACTTTATCATTGCCATTTGTTAGAATATCACCATCTTTCAAATTATCTAAAATTGATTCTGGTAATTTTTTCTTTCTCTTTAATTTTGGCATAGGTTTATTTTCACCAGCGTCGCTAGGTTCGGGTTCGGCTTCATCTGAGACTTTGTCTTCAGCTTTTTCAGAATCGGCCGGCTTCATTTCTGGTTGTTCCGGTTCTTCCGGTGCTTCTTGTTCTTCTGATTCGGCTGAGTTTTCTTTGTTTGATTTTTCAATAGCTTTACGTTCATCTTCGGTTAATCCTAAAACTGCAGTTTGAATATATTCAACAGATAAAAGTTTATCTTGAAGTAATTGTGCTGCTGAATTAGCCGATGCAATTTTTATATCCATCATTTGTAATTTTTTTAACGTAGAAAATTCATTTGAATTAGCATAATCAAATTTAATTTTTTCTTGAATTAGTGACCAATCGGATAATGACATTATCCCTCGAGATAAGAGGTCCTTCTTCAAAAGATCAACAAATAAATTATTAAATTTTCTACGCAGTTTAACGATTTTTTTAAAGAACTTCAGTTCTTCACGTTCGATATCAACACCAGACCCTATCTGCAATCTTGAATCTTTATCTTTTCTGGAAAGCGGAACTCCTAAAGATTTATATAATTTATTAACAAAGTAATCAACATCTTCAAAAGAATTAAACCCTGGGTTTTGTCCCTGGAGAGTTTCAACTTTAGTACCACGTGAAGTTCCGTTGCCGCCGGATTGTGTTGGAAACCAAAAATCTTCAAGAATACTTATTTGTTTTGATTTATTTTCTACAGTACCAGTGTCTGTATTATAAATTCTTTTTTGTCTAAACTTAGCAATAAGACCTTGTACATATTCTTCAGCCTTACCCTTTGGTAAATTACCAGTATCAATATAAAATACTCGTTTTTCGGGCGATCTTGTAATTCTGAAAATGATTAAAGAATCTTCAATCAAATTTAATTGATTAAGGATTTTCATTGATTTATGTAAACTGCTTAATGGTAATTGTTTTCCTAAATCCCATATACCAGAATTTATTTGAGTTACTTGATCTTCCAAAAATACTTGGTCAGCTTTATCAATATCTTTAACTAAATTATAACTTGCATTTTTGCAATAAAAATATTTTAATACTCCATCCCTTTTATCTTTATATTTGAATAAATTAAACGGTGAAAGTAAAATTAATTTTTGTATTCCATCTTTTATTTTTGAATTATTATAAACTGATTCTAATGTTAATACTCCATCTACATACCATTGCCTAAATAATTCATCGCCGCGTTCGTTAAAATCTAAAAGGTACATTATTTTTTCAAATGAATCACTTATTTTATCTTTTATATTTTGAGATATTTCAATATCTTCTAAATTTATGTCGATTACTTGTGCTTCTTCATCATATATAATTGCTTCATTACAAATGTCTTCTAAAGCTTCATCAACTTCTGCCGTTAGTGCAGCAGCACGCCACTTTAAAATCATATCGTTTTGAGTTTTTAATTTTTCAACTTCAGAAAATATATTTGATGTATAATTTGAAAATGGATCATACGAAATATATGATGATTCAATATTATCCTGGGTTGAAGTTTGAGACGATTTCTTTAATTGTTCAAGTTGAGCTTCTTTTGAAGAATATATATCTCGGTTTAGTGATTCCACCATCAAGCTGCCCAATTTTTGTTTAAAATATTCAAACATTTAATTATTTCCTTTCGGTCTTTCTTGCTTTATATCTACCTGAGTTTGGATTCAATGCTGGCCACATATCAGGAATAATTTCTTGTATGGAAGTAATTCCGGAAATGTGGTATCTTCTTATTGCAAGTTTTGCAAAATTGAATTTACCAGATTTTATCATTGTATAATATAATCGTGGTAATAATTTTGTTTGTTTACCCTTTGTTACCTTCTCGGCAATATCTAATACCATTTTAATAAACTGCATTCTAATTTTTGCTGGAAGCCAATGTATATTTACAGCCAGTAATGATTTTGATGACACGTCCAACGGAATTATTAAAGGTGCCTTATCCCAAACATGTAATTTAGAAGTTGGATGATTATATCTAAAATAATATATAGATGTAAATTTTAATTTTGCTTTATTAATAAATGTTGGCATTTTTTCCTCTATGTTTATTTATTTGAGAAAAAAAGGGCAATCTTTTTCGGTTATTATTATAAAATTGATTGTTCGACCTGAATTGGTCATTGATTCACAAATGGCAGTTGCAGATTTCCATTTAGACTGATTTTTTATGTAAGTTTTTATTCTATCAATATAACTTTTTGTTTTTCTTTTTGGTACTTTAGGTTCCATTGTTTCTGCAAATGGTTTTATTTCACAAGCAAATTCTTTAATTGATCCGTCTGTGGTTTTTGCTTTAAACCAAAAATCTACAAAATATCTATGCTCACGGCCATCAGTTCCGCATATATATGGAACAACAAAATCTTCAGATGTCCATTCTAAAATATTGTCATTGACATCTAAATAATATTTAATAAACTTTATTTCCCAGGAAGATCTGCAAGTAATAACTCTTGTAGAACCAACGTATTTGTGTGGATTTTTTAAATGAGAATAATAATTTTTAATTTGATAAAATCTAGAATTATTCAAGTCATTTCCCTAATTTTAAGCGGATTACGGCCGTTACGTGATATAGAATAATTAAACAATCAATATCGCAATTGGGGTTATCTAGTTATTACTTCGTTACCAGATAGAAAAAGATTCATCGTAGCTAATTATCGAGCATCTCATATCGGAGAGACCAGGCCGGATATCTTGGAACTAACTCCCAAGTGTCTACTGCTTAAAGCATCACATTGAACTCGTTTATCCGTTACTGCACACATTTTTCCCCTGTGTACACGATCGGCGACCGGCTTGTAATTTTCTTTGTCGCAGCTACGATGAATTTTGGACAGAATCCCATATGACTCTGTTCACACCATGTGGTCCGTTATCGTTGAAATGGATTTTTCAACTCTTTCTTAAACGACCCTCCGCCACTGGGGTCAGAATTGCTTCTATTCCGTTATATGGTCAGAATAATGCTGCAATAAGCATATACTATTTTACTTAATTATATTATAAATCAAAAAAACAAAAAAGTAAACTATTTAAACACAAAATAATTATAAACTATGTCAACTGTCATTACCAATTGCTCATCTTCAGCTGAATCCGCTTGTAATGTTATATCTGAAAGTGAAGTAACCCAACAATCAAAAAATTTAATTTCATGTTGTATATTATTTTTATTCGTAGTTAATAATAGAGTTCCATCAAATAATGCGCTATTCGAATTATATTTATTCGTAACTGGATCATGTGAAAGAATGAGATTATTGTAGACTTCTTTAAAAGAATTCATATCTTCATCTAATAAAACCTGAAGAGATAAATTGTTATAATCAATAGAATCACCTGGACGTTTATCTTTCATTGCTTGCCATTGCATAGGCATTTCATTTATTGTAAATCCAGGTATGGCTGCTTGTTGTACCATTAACTCAATAGTTTTTTGATTTTTTAATAAAAGTATAAAGTTACATGTTTTAAATAAATTTAATACACTCATAATTTTGGCCTGTCCAAATATGGTTTAGCTAATTCTAAATACTTACCAAAATCAACCTTTTCATAATTGGCTATGCTTACTGATTTAAATTCAGAACGGGCAAGTGTACGTTCAAATATATTTATCATAAAAGGTTTAATGGTAATCATTTCTTCTATTAAACAAAAATCTAAAATCAAATTTATGTTTGAAACATCGGTATGATAGTGTGTAATCAGATTTAAGTAATCACAAGGTGAACCATCTTCAATTGTTTCATTTGTTAAATATAACCGTATGACTTCAGTTAAATTATAAGATTCTGATGCTAAACACTCAGCATCAGAATAAACCAAAATTTTATCAGAGTTGTCTGTAATAATAGAATCATTTATGTGTTCGCAGTTCAATTGAATTGATAATAAACCAAGAATATGAATTTCAATCCAATCCTGAATATCCGAATATATTTCGTTAATAATTGTTTTAAATTTGCAATTTTCTTTAGATGGATCAAATTCAGCAATTATTTTTTTAAATTTAATGTCAGTGGTTTTAAAAAAGTTTGCGTCAAATTTATCTTGAAGAAGCCGAAGCAGTAAAATCGTTTTAATTTCTATAGTTTCTTTCTTAAGTAAATTATCATACATATTGGTATAATACCAATTCTCAAGATCATCAAACCTCGTCAATTCTTTGTTATAATCTTCAAGAAATTTAATAACTTTACCGGTAAACCTCACAACTAGTGCCTGCGAAACTTTAACATACTGATCAAATAATTTAAGTCTACAGGGACACAATCGTTCTTTTATCTTGTTTTCAGAAATTAAAGTTTCTTTTTGAACTTCCAAATTGATAATAGTTTTTGCCAATTCTAAATTAAAATTAAAATTATTCATGAATTGCCTGTCTTTTTAACGCTCTACTTAATCGCGAGTTAGTTCTTTTATCTGCACCCAGTTGTTCAAATATTTGCGCAAGTTGGGAAATACCGTTTGATGCAACACTTAAGTTTTCAAGTTTCACTCGGCTAATTGGTTTAACCAATTCAGCCCTTTCAAATTCAACGGTCAATTTTTCCAACAGGTCATAAGTAACATTACATAATTTAGCTATTTCATTATATGAATCTTCAATATACCCAGCTCTTTCATCATGAACTGATAAATTTTCTTGCATCGATTCCACAATAGATTTTATTTTTGTTATATCATTTATGAATCCGCTTTTGATTAGTACTTTTATTTCCTCTGATTTATTGCAAAGATCGGTAAAATCACTGTGCAAAATATTAACTTCATCCGAAATTTTATTCAAAACTAATTCATTTAAATTTTCATCAGTTGTAGATTTATATAATAAAAAGTCATCTTTAGTAAGCAATGAATTTAATAATTTTTCTAAAGTTTCTTCATATGTTTTTAATTTTTCCAATTTAGGTTTTAAAAATTCTGTGTATACTAGCCCAAACAATACTAGTATAGCCAAAGATCCACCTTCAGATGAAAATATAGAATGTATTATAAATGAAAAATCCATAGTATTAAGACCCTTACTTTGTTTTTAAATATAAAACAACGTTGGAATTTTCTTGATATAACAATACATTATATACTTTATTAGTTACATCTATACATTCAGTTATACCAGCAGATGAATCAAAACAAACTTTTTCTATTTTAACTGTTTCTAATATTTTAGCATTAGAATTTATTTCGCTTGAACTTTTTTTAACAATTTCTGATATAAAATTAAATCCATATATTGTAATTAAAACAATTACACTGATTGCAATATAATCTATGCGTTTATTAATTGACATTTTCAATTTCTTCTAAATTATTTAAAATGTTATTAAATTTTAACTGTTTAACGCGCGCGGTACTAACATAAAAATCGTTACTTATATTTATTAAACTGGTTTTCCCCTTAAAACAAGTGTTATAAATCAATAAATTAAAATTACTGTTTGGATTCATATCAACAGATGAATTACATCCTGGTGAATATGAAACAGCGAATGTTTCATCCAACATGTTTTCATTTATTGAAATTTCTAGATTTTTAAAATTTTTATATTTGAATATTGAAGAAATTTCAGCTTTAGTTAAATTTCTGTTATATACTTTAGATTTAAACTCATGATTTACTAAAAGTATAATACCGGCATCTTTATTATTAATTTTTTCAATGGAGTCGGTAAGCTCAGCTTCTGTTTTTGCTAGATAAAAATCTACAGAATCACCAAACGCAGCTTTTGCAGAATTTGTTAAATTAGTATTTAATTCGGAATTTTGTATAACATAAATGTTTTTACAGGAAACATTGCGATCTGTTAAAAAACGTTTTAATCGTGTAAAATCAATAACAAACAATGAGCCATTAATCATATTATTATATTGTTTAAGATTTTTGGATTCATATATTGATTTAAACGCATAATCATTTAAACAACAAAAAATTGATTTATATTTAGTGATTTTATAATTGTATTCTACCAAATAGTGTTCAAATGCTTCATTGCCAACCGATATTACTAAGCCTGGATGCCAATTAACTATTTCATCGTTTATTCGTTTTGCTCTAATATCTAACTCGGATTTTATCAAATTCGGTGAGTAATTCAAATACCAGCTTCTTACTTGAACATTATTTTTTAAATAATTTTTAATAAATTTTGTTTTATCATATTTGTTTGAGTCATTGAAATATGTATCAAAATTTGAAGAATACACCACAGCTATTTTTGTTATAACTGGTGCTGGTATTTCAGAATTTGAACTTATATCACCACACAAAAATAAAGTGTTCATAAAAATATATAAAAAAACAAAAACTTTCATGCTATCTGTTCCCAATAATCATATGAGAATGTAACTTCAAGTTCTTGTGCAGAATCGGTGGATTCCATTGATAACTCGTTTGCATTCATTTGTTTTGGAAAAACACCAATGAGTTTGTATTTACGAAGAACCTCATCTTGAACATTACCTAATTGATAAACAGTTAATGTTCCTTTATAATTGTCATGTTCTCCGCGGATACCATCATTATGGTTAGCAACTTCTTGTAACCATTTTTCAATATTGTTTTTAATTTTAAAGTCATAATCTTGTAAAAAGATAACCGTATAATCATCAAAGGTAATATCTCCACCAATTTTATATTGTTGGCCAAACCAAGATATTTCAATATCTGTTATTGTTTTACTAGGTAAAGATGCCGATTTTACTGAATAATACAAAGTTTCGTCAGAAAAACCAACCCTAGAAGCTACATCACCATCAAATGTAATAGTGAATCGGTTTGCCCTAACATAATCTTTTACATTATTCTTAAATTCATCAATGTTTAATTTTATCATTTAAAAATCTCGTTAAAGTTGAATTCATTTGTGGATTCTACTGAATCATCTATAAAACCAAATGATGGTAGGTCGTCATCAACTGTAATATCTAATATTTTTTCTGCCATTTGCTTTGAATTTTCAAATACTTCAAATTCAGCCCGTTGCATAAAAAACAAAGCTGCTATCAATGCCATGGTAGCATCATCAGTGTATCCTGATTCTGCTTTGTATGAATCTTTATGTCTAACAAATGTTGACAATTCCGCAATTGTAATAAAATCATTAAGAATAATTTTATTGTTTTCAACCAATAGCTTTAAATTATTATACCCAAGTCTTTTTGTCTTTTTTGTAGTTCTAAAACCGGATCTTTTAGTATCTTGAAAAAACACACTTTCATATTCATAATCAAAATGAAGAATGTTTGAAATTTCTTGTCCGATGTCATTGTTTTCAATAAAGGCTGTTGCCCAATTATAGTATTTCCCGATATCATACGCTATCTGTGGAATTTTCATGTAATTAAAATCATTTTTTGCAAAAAAAGTTGCAACTTGTTTAAATGGCATGCATGAAATATCTAAAACTTGTATACAACAGGCATCGCCTGAGCTAATCTCAGTTATTCTTGAAGAATCAATCCCAAGTACATATATAGCTTTACGTTCGCGTTCTTCGTATACATTTAAAAATTTATGCAAGCCTGCCGGAATTATCTGGTGTAGTTGCGAATTTTCTTTTGCCGGCAAAAATTTTAAATTAGTTAATGATTTTTCTTCAATTAAAGTATCACTACTTCCAAGAAAATTGTTACCAAATTCTTGAGAAAATTTCTGAATCCCCAGTGTGGAAAGCATGTTCTCTTTCCATACCTCGTCTCTTCCAGGAACCTCCCACCAATCTACTCTTGTTCTAACGAATTTATTTCTGCCTTCTTCTGAATCTTTCCAAAATTTATAAAAGTGATTTAACCCATTAGGTGTGGAAACAAATATTACTTTAGATTCATTTGATGAAGAAATTGTTGGAAACACAGACTCGAAAAAACAATCCCAAGTATTCGCTGGAATAAAGGCACATTCATCAATAAATAACACATTTACCGATTCACCCCTGATAGAACTGGATGAAGTTGAAGATGCAAAAATAGAACAACCGTTTTCTAACCTAATGGCACCTGAGTTCCAAACTTTTACACCTTGTTGCAACCACTTAGGCAAAAGTTCATACATGTTTTTTAATTCACGTAAAATTTTTATTGAAGTAGAAGCTTTATTTGCCAGTATAGCAACATTTTTATCTTGATTAAATAAAATAAAATGTAATAAAAATATTGTTGTAGAAACTGTTTTACCAATTTGTCTAGAAGCTAAAACTAAATTGAACGAATTATTGATGAAAGACTCTACCATGTTTTTTTGGTAATCTCTCATCGTTGGTTTTATTTTACCATCATTTAAATTTATAATGTAAACATAGTTTTCCGCAAAATAACACCAATCATTTTTACATCTGGTCCATTCTTCTAAATGAGCCTTAGTATAAGGTAATCTAACACCCATAGATTTTATGTTATTATTTCCATCAAACGCTATTTTATTTCCGGAAATATCATATTCAAAATCTTGTAAAGACATTAGCCCTCTGTTAATAGTTGCTCATCTTTTTTGTTTGGAACCACCTTTGGAATTCCTTGAAAACAAAAAGAATCTTCTTTAGTTCTTGGGAATCTAGCTTTATCAGTTCCAGGTGGCCAAAAATGGCATTCACCTTCAAATTCTGTTGTCATAGCTGCATCAAACCACCAGCATTCACAATCTTTGCAATATGTTTTCATGTTAAATTACCCTTATAAGTGACTTGGTTAAGTTAAGAATATCATATGTTTCACCAGTTAATCTAGTACCAGGAGTCATTACTGTTTCACCAGTAAAATCTACCCGGAATATTCTAAAAAAATCTGAATCGCCTATACCAACTCCAGTATCTTGCGGATTTCTTACATAACCATATCGGTTCATTGTGAATAACGTGTTTTGAAAGTTAACTCCGCCATTTTTGATTTCATGAATCGTGTGAGAATATGGTGCAAAAATTAAACCGGCATCACCAGCTTCATCACTATCATATATATACCCAATTAATATATAATTGTCTGATGAATAAAAATCGCAAAACAGTGGGTATGGCCCAATTTTACCAACACGATACGGATTATTTTCGTTGGTTTCAGCTGTAACATGCCAAGGGTTAATTTTTAAATAACCAACTGTGGCAGAATCAGCTAAAACAAACATTGTTCTATTTCTTTTTGTAGAACGAACTATATCCTCAACAGCAAGGTTAATCTGAGCTATTAAATCATTTGAAGTATCAAACAATCCAGATTGCATACCCGAGGATGCAGTTAGTTTGATATCTGGCATTGGTTTTGCTATCTCTTTTATAAAATTGATAACTTCTATATCAATCTCAGAAGAAATTTCTTTTCCAACCATATTACTTAGCACATCTGTATATTTTTCGCCATATATTGATTTCAAGTCTTGAATTTTTTCATATTTTAACGCAGATGCTATTTTTCTTGATTTTGTTTCAACCAAAACAGCTCTAGTCTGAATATCGATAAATTTAATATTAGAGTTTGAGTCTTGGTTTTGGCCAAAATTTGAATAATTTGGTTTAGATGGATCATATCCCTGAAAATTTCCGGTATACTTCACAAAATACTTTTTAATTGATGTTCTATTCGCTAGTATCAACATAATTGATGAAGCAGTAGTAATAGATGCGGATGAAATTAAGTCGTATTTAGCAATAGAATCATTCCAGTTGGTAACTAAAAGAACTGTTGCTTTTTTGGTAACATTATTATATGGACCATCGGTAGAATACAATCCTTCTGCATTCAAATCAGTTTCAGTTGGTATACCTAACCCGGTTGCTTTTTCTAATGAATCATATACAAAACTTTCTGAGTATAAACATTTAACTGTTCCAGCATAGCTGCCTGGAAGTAAACCAGTATATATAATTTTACCAATTGGCGGAACTCCATCAATCACAAGTGGATCATTTGGAAAAATATAACCATCAGGCAAAACACCTGGACCTGCCGCAATGGTGAGTACTTCGTCTGCAGGTACATTCCATTCACCATCCACTACTATTACCCTAGAATTTTCAATAAATTGATTATAATTTAAGTTTGAACCTTCCATAACAAAATCGATTTGTTGATCTACATCAGATTTGAATCCGCTATAATGAGAAATGACAGCAGATATTTTACCAACCGGCGAGTTCAACGGTTGAACTGATGCTATTTGTGAAACCAGCGATTGTGTATAGATTTTTTCAACTAATGGAATAATTAATGGTCCAAACGTAGCTATATCACCGCTAGTGGTACCTTCTCTTAAAACATTAGAATTAATTGCTTCTGCTATTAACGATGGTTTTGTCATTTATTTTTCCTCGTATTGAAATTGTTATTTTTATTTATCAGATTTGAGAATGTTTAATAGATCGTTTGGCGACCCATTAAATAAAATTTGATTATTGACTACGGTACCAGTGTTTACCATTGAAGGCTGTTCACCTGAAAATTTATTTAAAGTTGTACCTTTTATTTTTTCAATTTCAGCAATTTGTTTATATATGTCAATAATTAATTTTAAATTATTTGCAATTGTATTCTGTAGAGAAGATAATGATTCAATCTGTGAAGCTTTTAAATCCGCAATATCTAAAGCATCAGTTTGATCCATTATCCGCTGACCTTTTAAAACTAAAGATCTGAGATTCCGGTGAACCAATTCAGCATCTTGTTTTAGTTGTCTTAACGAAAACACTTCAGTAATTTCTTCGCAATTTTCTGAAATTGGTTCTAAGTCCGGTATACCAACTTCAACGGAAAGTAACTCAAGATCTTCCGCCAATTTTGTAGCAACATTAAACTTCTTTTCGAGATTTTCCAACATTTTGGATTTCATTAGTTTATTTTCCTTAAATAATTGTTAAACTATATAATGTTTTAGTTGCTGGATACGCCATTTCAATAATAAACGTGGATGTTAGTATATCAGAATAGTTTAAAGCTTCGTCTCTAGCTAAAACTTTAACTGTGTAAATTCCGGAAACCGGCGGTATTAAAATACCTTTAGTGATATCATAAATTTTAGTTGAAATATTTGTTAATGCGGGGTCAGACCCGTCCAGTGTGTACCAGATTTTACATCTGTCTATTGTAGAAACACTATCTGTTATATTGACAAATAATTGAACTAAATCAGTATAGGTTCCACTTTGATTATTAATAGTTATTATTGGTTTTGTTGAATCTTTAATCCATGTATACACGGTTGGGAATTCTTGAATATTACCAGCAAAATCCTTTCCGTATATTTGTAAAGTACGAACACCATCAACAATATTGTCTAGCTGAAACGGAACTGTTACAGATTCCCAGACAGACCAATCCAGGTTATCTAATCTATACGAATATAACAAGTCAGCTGGAGCAAATTCAAATTTTATTGAACTAGCTGGATTTATATAAGGGACTTCAGTTAAAAGCTCAATTGGGTTTACACTAAAAATAGAGTTCCATGTATATATATTTGGTATAGGCTGAACTTCACCGGTGGATGACTTTGTCCCACGAACATATAATTTATGTTTTCCTTCTATTACATTTTCAATAATTATTGGTGCAATCAATGGATTAATTGCAGAATAAGTATCAGTATCAAACATATATTGATATTGATCATATACTGTAGATTGAACGTTTAATAACAAACTATGTTTATTAGAACTTGTTATTAAATTCAAATCAGTACCGTTGAGTAAAACTTGAATATCTGAAACATAATTTTTAACGGTGTATTGGATTAAATATTCTGGTGATTTGAACTGGGATTTCTTTTCAACAATAACATATTTGAAGTTAACTGTTCTATCTATCGTTATTGGGCTAACATACTTAATCGTTGGTTCCCCGCCGGTAGTTGAGTACAACACGTCAAAATTATCAAATGATTCATTTATTAAACTAATTGAAATTTCAATTGGTTGATAATATGTAACAGAAGGATCTGGTAAAATTTGAACTTCCGGAATAACGTTTAAGAATTGAACTTGACTTTCAACTATACCAAATATTTTGTTTTTTGATGCATATGCAATAGCTTTTATAGTTTTGTCTGCGGTTAAATTAAATGGTGCTGAATATTTAAGTATATTGTTTAATTCCCAGTATTTAGTGTAGTACGGGTCAACCTCTGGTTCTGGATTTTTGTAAATACCTAAGAATAAACCAGTAAATCTATACTGCGACCCGTTATAAAAAACTACATCATCGGTTGAATAATTATTGGATGTTTGTGAATCGCTTAACCAACCGGTTTTATTCCACATACCTCGGTTAATAATAAATCTTGGGTCTGTATCATCTAACGTGTAAAAAATAATTGCAGAATCATCTGAACATCTAATGTCTACATCTTTACTTATATTATAAATACCGGTTGCAGGTTCTAGCACTAGCTGATCTAAGTTGTGCCCAACTTGAACATCCAGCTTAGCAGTTATTATTGTCTTTTCAGTTTTAAGAAACAATTGAACTGTATACAAGCCAGCACGGGAATATCTATGATACACTATAGGTGTTGATGTTGCATTGCCGACGGTTTGAACATAAATATTTCTGTTCATGTAGTCCGTGGAATCTTCATTCGCAAACCTATCATCAAAAAACCAAACAAAAATATCATTTGAAGATAATTCATAATTCAATAATTCATTTTTGAATTTTTTAAGACTTCCATTTGGTATAACGAATCTTGCATCCGAAGATCCACCGGCTGGGGTTAAACCAAATAATGTCATATATGAATTAGAAACACTATTCATTATCAAGTTCTCTCTACGGTAACTGGATTTAACACCGTGTTTATTATATCTGGATAATCACCAACAGCCGCCGGTAAAACCGCAGTTTGAGCATATGATTCAAATTTTTGTAAGCCAGCATCATCAAATAAATTATCAGTTACATTGGTAACTAATTTATCAATGCGTTTTGGTAAATAATAATTAGTTTTCATAACAAATGAAAACGTAGCAGTAAAAATCCGTTCATCCATTTCAGATGTTTCTTCCGGTAAATCAACCGAAGTGGAAGAAAGCACAATCGGAACTGATTCTGAAACTTTATCATCAAACACTTTAATATCCAATGAAAGTGAAGGGGTGAAGAACGGAATTATTTGTTCTATTATTTGAAATAACTCATTTACATTTTTTGTTATAGCAGTTAAATCAATCTCTAGATTATAAGGAACTGGTGCAAACACGTTTTTACGTTCAGCTGTTGAATAAGATGCGTCATAATCAGAAATTTTTAATGCCTTTGGAACTTTTCGCTGAGTATCATATGTAATTCCAGTCAATTGTACGGACATTCTAGGTAATGCCCATTCAATTTCAACCGGATTTTGCGAAAGCAAATCTGGGTCAAATCCTTTTCTTGAATATCCGGATTTTAAAACTTGCAACCATTTTTCGGTGGTTGCAAATTGTATTGGAACTCTGATCAATTTATGAAATTGCGGAATTCCTGTCCCATCATATTTGTATTTAGCTATACTAACATCTGAGAAAAAATCCATAAATGCAGTAATAGCTTTTCTAGTTACATGTGAATCTGCAAAAAATTGCATTTAAATACCTTTTATGTTTATCCTAATAGCGGATCTTTTTCAGCAGTATCGACTATAAGTTCAGAAACTTTAATATTTTCTATTGGCAAATTGAACTTTTCAACTTCTTTTTCTTGCGGATTCCAATCAGTATTAGTGGCTGGATTATTTATAATGTTATCCAACGCCTGTACCTCAATTGGAATTGAACTATCGGTACCAATTTCAGAATGGTCGTAAACATACAATTTGCAATCAATTCTATAGCATGATCTGTTTCCTAAAAGATAAAACGCTGGTGAAGTTTCATCTTCAATATGTTTTATTTCAAATAATTTTTTAGATTTTACCACATATATTAAATCATTATATTTTGGAAATAAGCCAGATCTAGCCTGATCAAACGTAATTTTTGGGCAATGCAAGGTACACTCATCGGTAATTTGAATACCAAATTTTGAATATATATCACCAGCACCACCCCATTGTTCCGTATCTTCTAAAAACAATCTCATTGGAGTGCCACGAGAAATTTTCTTTTGCAAAAATTCACCAAGAATGTTTTCAGGTTCGTTTGGGTCTCGTTCTATAAATACAATATCTGTACCATACAAAAAAGTAAATTCAGTGTATAGACTGAGATTCAGCGAAGCTTCATTAGAACCATTTATATCATATACCTGATTAAATAAAAATGGTGGTTTAATGGCTTTGTTGAAGAATGCAAAATTTGTATTAGGATCACTCATATAATTATTTATCTCAACAAAAAGGGGTCAAAAAATAAATTTGACCCCCCTTTAAATAAAGTAACTTTAAAATAGATTCAACCAACAAAAAAATCTGCAGGAAGTTCCCATTCAGTTGATAATTCAACCAACAATTTTTCAATTGCTGATTCCGCTAAACTCATTATTCCGGATGAATTGATTGTTCCACCGTTCGGTAACACGGAACCTTCGTATTTCATTAGGTTTACAGCCCATTGATATCTAGCACGTTCTAATGCCATCCGTTTTACCCATTTATTATCATAAATATTAGTTTCTTCAGTCATTAACTGCTGTGGTGAAGTTGGATCTAATGGGTTATAATTAGGGTTTGGTTTTAAAGATTCCTTTGGGCTTAACAATTTATAAATATGTAATATTGAATTT